GCTGCGCGGTGGGCCCCCAGATCTCGCGCACATAGCGCAACTGGCCGGACTCATGCCCGACCTGTGCAATGAACGCCGCCACGCGCGCTGTGCCCACGATACCGTAGCGGCTCATGGCCGTGTTTAAAGCAGGAACAAAAACGCCGGCTTGGCGGCCGGCGTTCGGGAGGATCTGCAGCAGTTGCTGCTCAGTTATGGGCATGGCTTTCTCCTGTGGTAAAAATCTCAAATTTTGAGCTTGGAATTTGATTAGGTTTTTCTTGACTGACATGCTCGACAATCGCTTGTAGAATCGCCGCGATATTAATTCACCCCCCGCACTGCCGAAGAAAGGGAAGTCATGCACAGTAAAAACACAAGCTATCGACCCGACATTGACGGACTGCGCGCAATCGCTGTTGTTCTTGTCCTACTATTCCATTTCGGCCTTGGCGTGCCCGGCGGGTTTATAGGAGTAGATGTTTTTTTTGTTATTTCAGGATTTCTAATTACCGAGGTTATAAAAAACTCAATCTCGAAGAAGCAATTCACCTTCTCTGACTTTTACGTCAGACGATTGCTTCGCCTGCACCCTGCACTTCTTACAACCATCGCTCTTTGCTTGGGCGCCGGATACCTGCTGATGGACCCGGCCTCATTTAGCACACTTGCCAGCGCAAGTAGCTACGCCATATTTTCAGCATCTAATTTTTATTTTTGGATGCACCAAGGATATTTTGATGCTGACGCGCTTACACAACCCCTGCTGCACACTTGGTCGCTGGCGGCCGAATGGCAATTTTATGTGGTCTGGCCATTCGTTGTTTGGGCGGCGCTAAAGGTATCTCCGAGATTCCTGGCCGGCCTGTTGGCGGTAATGACTGTGGTGTCTCTGGCGGCGTCTCAGTGGATGCTTTCATACGATTCATCAGCTGCATACTTCATGATGCCGTTTCGTGTATTTGAATTGTCCATTGGCGCGCTGCTGGTATTCGTCAACAACCACCGCGCAGGAAGAGCTTTCGAGTCATGCGTTCTTGCGGTGGGCGTGGCACTTATCGTGGCAGCTGCTTTTCTCATTGACTCGACTGCCCCGTTTCCAGGCCTTCGCGCGCTCGTTCCCTGCCTTGGTGCGGCGGCGTGCATTTATGCCGGACGGTCTCCTGGGCTGGGCAAGGCTCTGCGTATCAAGCCTGTGGTGTATATCGGGCTAATATCCTATTCCGTCTACCTAGTCCATTGGCCAATCATTGTATTTTACAAATACTATATATTCAGAGATATGGAAACAGTCGAGAAAGTTTGCTTACTTGCAATAGCGATTATTATTGGCGCGATCATGCACCACACTATTGAAAAGTCCTTTAAGTCGAAGGACTACAAAAAACGAATTTATGGTTTTTGCATTACGATTATCGTGGCTTCTTTAATTTCATTTGCAGCTCACAAAGCAGTAACTTCTGGAGGCTATAGCTTCAGAACACCACAAGCCTATAAAAGTATTACGGATGACCCGGCGAACTTTCACACCAAGAATTATGGCGGTTACCCGTTCGATAACTTCGCAAAATTAGGTGCAAAAAAGAGCGAGCCTGACGCGTATCTGGTGGGCGATAGCTTCGCCTTGCAATACGCCAGCGGTCTGGACCACTATCTCGCACCTGAAAACATTCAAGTGGCGACACTTGTTAGACAGGGATGTTATCTGTCAACCAACTATACAAAAATAGAAAACGGCGCTATTGCCACTCCCTGCCTGGATCATTACCAGCAGGTGCTTAACACAATAAAATCTGATAGCAAGCCGCTAATATACGCATCCGCCTGGACCGTATATAGAGATATGCTTGGAGACAAAAACAGCAAATACATAGCTCTTAAAGACGATAACGCTTACATTGATTTCATCATCAAGAACCTTGGAGAGTTTCGCCAGGAAATTGGCAATCGCCCACTTATAATAGTTGGCGTTCAGCCTTACACGAACTCAAGCCATTCAGCAGCATCATGCTTGCTGCGCCCTCGCTTCATATCACAGCCTTGTGATTTAAGTTTCAATTTCAAACCGAAAGACTCGCCAGCCTTTGAGATTAACAAAAGGCTTCGCAGCTTCGCCGAAAGCGCTAAAGATACGCTTTATATTGACCCGTCAGATTCATTATGTCCTGACGGGACATGTCGTAAGTTTCAGGATGGAGAGCTGATGTATTCAGATTTAGTGCATCTATCAATCGCCGGATCTATGCGCGTCAGCAAGCAAATAGTGCCAGCCCTAATTGAATCTATTGGATCGACTCTAAAAAATAAATTATCCACACGGACTGATTTTGATCACTGAATCGCACACGAAGAATTGAAATGCCCCGCTCGAATAGAGCTTAATCGAGCGGGGCAAATGAGTATATATGATTATTCCAAGACCCAGGCAGTCCCATCGCTTGTTATAAACGCTCGCTGACCTGGTGTAAGAGTTAGGGTTGTGCCGTTATTCGTATAACTTGCAAAAGTACTGGTTGTGAAGCTGCCACCTTCTGTTGTAACGGCAATATTTGAAGATCCTGAATTCCGTAACGCTATTGAGCATCCAGCCGTAAGCGATGCAGCGGGCAGGATTACGCCGCCAGCACCAGAAAGGACAAGCTCGCGACCCAGGTACTCGTACGCGGATATGCTTGATGCGCTATTTACTGAAACAAACTTCTTATCAGTAAAGCTTACCCCCCCGATAACCTTGGTCCGAAGCAACGCAGAGCCATCAGAGCTATGCCTGTCCAAGAAAACATTTTTGATACTTGCGATCATGGGGGCGCCTGTCACACCTACAGCCCAAACAGCTCTTACAAAAGCACCTGGCGGGTTGTTGACCACCAAGTTGCGAACCTCAAAGTTCCCCTTGTTCTCTACAACGTCAGAAGAGTCAGAAGAGTCAGCCCACAGGCCGCACCGGTTAATGTTACCTGTGCCACCACCAAAAGCAGGCTGGTCAATAGTCACGCTGTCGATAAATACCGGCGCGTTCTTTGCACTCCAGTTCCTGAAGCGGATGCCGCTGCCGAAGGGTTTCACGATTGTGATATTTTTAAGCGTGATGCTGCCGTAGTTATTGCCAGATAGGGTTGAGCCGCCGCCGTAGATAAAACCCACCCCGCCACACAGGCCGCCGTATTGCGTCCCGGCCCCGTCCAGTTCGGACCTGAAGTTTTTAACATCAATGGACATCGGCGTAGGGGAATAGGGCAAAGTGAACTGCAAACCGTTACCCTGGTTGCTCTTGGACCAGCAGTCCTCAAGGCTAACACCCTCTAGGACATGAGTTCCGGATGCGTCGTTCTCTATATCAAAACCGGCCCACGGCCCACCTGCCGACGCACCTAGTCCGTTTGGATTCGTGTTCAGGGCGCCGCACCGCACTAATTTACAGCGCCTTACGTTGATCACGGAGAAGCCGTTTCGACCCGCCCCATCCGCACGACAATCGATCAAGTTGACATCAGACGAAGGTGCGCTGCCGTCACTCGCATTTCCGCTTACAGTGAAACCGTCGCCGGATACAGAATAGCAAGATAGGCCTACGATATTGACTCTAGAACTGGCATAGACGCTGACCGCCGAACGCCCTTCACCTGAAGTTGCCTCGTTCTTCACGCCCTTCAACGAGGCGCCTGGCGCATAGACTGATACGTCCGACTGACTGCTTATTGCAAACAGCGGCTGATTAACCCCAGTAATCGTACCAGCGATCTGCTGAAGCGCTGTTTTAGGGTACATAACGATCGACTGCGTACTACCGATAATAATAGACCCACCGAACATGAACTGCTCTGGCGGAAAAATAACAACGGTTCCGATATGTGGTGACGTTCCGTTGTTACTACGCGTTTCTGCTAATGCCTTTTGAATCGGGCCGGCACAGTTTGCGTACGAGCTAAGGGCCCCGAAGTCATATATGGATAGGGTGTTGTTTTGGATTACCCGCTCAAAGCAACCAAACGCAGAAGGTGCGGCCTCCCCTACGCCGGCAAGAAAATTAGACAAGCCGGACTCCCCTGTATAGGGCGGCACGGTGGGACTGATGATCGTTCCACCATTATGTTTTGAGCGCGCGCGGGCTCCATTCCAAACGAAAGTGCCCCCACCTTTACCAGTCCCGAAAGAATGGCTAATGACGAAGTAAGACCGCGAGCTATTTTGCGGTGCAGTTGCCAGATCAGCTAGGGATTGAAAGGTGGCCGATGCACCGCCGACCAGCACGAAACCGCCAGGCTCAGCAAGCTCAGCGCGCAGTGTTTCGTCAAGAGCCTCTTCTTTGATATCCCGGATTACCTGTTTGAGATTGGGAATTGGGCCTGAGTCAGTCGGAATTTCAGGGGAGTCTAGAGCATCGTTGTTGAATTTATAGGTGATGTTGCTGCCGATCTCCGCGCGAACTGTGGCGATCTCAAGTCGCTGAGCCTGGTCAGTCATGTCTTTTCCTTGGGGCGTGTTTAATGAGCGCGGCCGGATTCGGCCAACGAAAGTCGGAGCGTTTTAGTCGGTGGGGTTAAAGCCAGTTGCCGGAGAAAAAGTCGCCGTTACCGTTGATGAGCATGTCGGCAACTGCGTCGAACAGGGTGTCCACTTGGTCGTCGAAATCGTGGGTGTCGTCAGCGGTGAAGGCGGATGCCTCTGTGAGAAACGGTGTTACCCAGTCCGTGGAGGCAACAATCTCGCCGCGATGATCTTTGACGTGCTCGATCTTGCGGCCTTGATCGTCATAAATGGCCGGCACAAAGACTCGCCCGGACTTCAGCCATGGAACCGCATCCATACAGCGCGTCACCTTGTTCGCTGCTGGACCTCGAGGCTGCGGCTCAATTGGAATGGAGCCTTTCTTGCTGATCGTCTGGATCAGGCCGGTTCCTGATGACTTGTCCTCGACGCGCATATACCTCAAGGCTGCCGGGCGGAACTGGTCCCAGCCCTTCCACTTTTGCCAAACGCGCAAAGCTTCGGCCTCAAGATCACCGGCATCCCATTTGCCGCGGTGAACATCGATGAGATAAAGATTCCCATCAACACCGAGGCCGCAATGGTTGAAGACCGAGAAGTCGTGCTGCTCCCCAGTTTTCTGCGCAGTGTCGACGTACACGCCGCGCCACACCAGAAATGGGAGCTGCTCGTAGGTCTTAAACCAGTCGGCGTCTATCATGCCGCCAGTAAGAGCCACGGGCTCCTGCTGGTACTGGCTGACCATGGTGTACGGGTCCCTGTCCCACAGGGCCATCAGGTCGTCGACGGTTTCCTTGGCTGGCCAGTAAGACCAGTATTCGACGCCGCCGCGGACGATTGACGGACTTCCGAAAACATCGCGCTCGGCGTGTTCGCGGATCTCATCAGGCAAGCTTGCGATGTAATCGCGCGTGACCAAGGCAGGAACCTTGATGTGCGCGAAATCAAGACCCATGCCGCCCTTGAGCAGGAAGCCCGACACGTCGTCCGTGTGCAGGCGTTGCTGGGTACAGATGACAGGGGTATCTGGCGAAGCCCTACGACTGCGCAGAGTGTTGGTGACAATCCGCTGGGCCTTGGCGCGCATGGTCGCGCTAAAAGCACTGTCGGCCTTTTCCGGGTCATCCAGGTTAATGAATCCGGTGAAACCTTCGGAGATGTAGCCGCCGCGCACGCCGGTGATCTGTCCGCCAGTGGAGCGGCTGAAGATCTGATGCTTGTTGCGCCCACGATCGTCGGTGATGACCCAGTTGGCCACGTCGGCCTTGCCAAGGTCGCACGGCCACAAATCCTGATATTCATCGCTGATGATTATGGATTTTATGCGGTTCGAATTCTCTTCAACCAAGGCCTTGGAGTAGGACACATTGAGCGTTCGCGTTCGTTCGAACTTGGTCATGGCGTATGAAGGCACATGGATCGACCAGAACTCAGTCTTGGTGCCTCCGGGAGGCATGTTGAATACTACGTTCTTGAGATCACCAGACAGCACCCTCAGGGCCGTGTGATCCATGTAGCGATGGTGCCAGTTGCAGAGCATCTTCATGCCCTGGTTCAGCTGGAAAAATACGCGCATGAACGACAGCGGCGAGTGCTCGCTGATAAGTTTTGCTGCTTGTCGTTCTGCGCTGCTCATTACATCCCAGTCGAGCAGCTTGCTCATAGGCAGTCCAGCACAGAACTCAGGGCCTTCTGGTCAACCGTGACCGTGGAGCTGGTTTCAATCGGTGCGCCGTTCTTGCCGGTGAGCTCCACGATCTTCTTGTCCAAACCCAATAGCTTGGCCTTGCCCATCGTGGCCGATACAGCGGCGGATGTCTGAGGCGTTTCCGCGTCCAGCGCCGCTTTCCGGGCCTCCTCCAGTTCGGCAAGGAGCGTGTCCACGGTGATTTCGTGACGCTCCATGACTTTCTTCCTTAATTCTTCGAGCCTGGCTTGAACCTGGGGCTTTTGCAGGGTGTTATAGCCTTCACGGCCGATAGTGGGCGTGGCCATGTTTTCAGTGTTGTAGGCGATTCGATAGGACTCCGCCGCGTTAGCTGTCTCGACGTAGGCAAGACAGAACTTTTCCATCTTGTCGCTGAAGTGACGTTTACGCTTTCGTTCCATATTTCACCTACATATCAATGACTTTCCATTTGTAGCCCGACCAAATGGCTTTCTTTCCGGCGCCAGCATCCGGCGGCGGCAACTCTACGCAGCCAGCAGGAATCAGCCAAACCCCAGGATTTTTTGGGTCGGGGTCTGCCACAGTTGTTCCGACAAAAAAACCATCTTGGTCCGTCTGGTAAACCAGACGCTGGCCCATCTGAAGTTTTGTATTCATCAATATTTAATCCAGTAACTGACAGTTCGATTGACTGGCCTGGTTTCGCCGCCGCCGGTGTTTTCTGTGTAGCCGAGAAGGTCGGTTGACTGGTTGAATCTCGCGTCTGGAGTTCCGCCCTGAAGAGGCTGGGCACCTATCAAGTCACTCCTGAGTTCGTGCCGGTGGGACCTCAACTCGTCTGACTGAGGAGATCCAAATACGCGCCCCGCATCAATCGAGCTTCCATCAGAGAACCCCCTGAGGAATACACCCCTGAAATCAGGCAGCCTGAATTGCAAAGATGTCTCTCCGCCGGAATTCCAGATCGTCCCTATGGATTCAAAAAGGAGTGCATACGATGCTCTAGTGAGGATTGCACCGTTGCACTTCAACCATCCAGTAGTAGGGATATTGTTGTGCGCTACCATCTTCAGATCTCCAGGGATGTGTCCGGAGAAAAATGAAGGTCCGCAATAACGCCAGAAACCAACTGTCGAGGAAGGATTGTTGCCAGTATTGTCGGCGACCGTGCTTTCGTAATAGTTCCCATCAGGACCATAGGTTGGAGCGCCAAGTCCGTAGATGGCCTGAGGATGCCAGGACATGACACCGTTTCGCTCAACGCCCTGCAAGGCGGTGTCCACTCGGTTATGCCACCAGTTTTCCTGTCCTGCCGGCGGAGCATCCTTGTCCTGGCCGCCCTCCCAGCCAGAATTAATTCTTACATCGCCGGGGGCCTTGAAGGTGTTCAGGTTATCTTGGGACTCAACGCCTTGGGCCCAGCGCGTATTGAAAGGCTGTCTTGCCATCAGGATAAATCTCTGGGAAGAGTTATATTTCCGTACTCATAGATTCGCGAAGAGGACGATTCAATATCGTCAATTTCGGGAGGAAGCACGAACACTTGTCCGATCCTTGTGCCTTGCGGTCTTGGTATCAGGTCGAAATTCTCAATCAGGTAAAGCGTCGTGTTGTCCAACTGAGATGCAACGCCGAGGTCAAATGACTTATCGCCATTATCGACAAGCGCAGTAACTTTTACGCCTATGATTATTTCGACGAGTTGAATGATGCTGTCGGCAGTGCCGTCGCTTATGTTTCTTGCAATCTTGGCCTTGATCAGCTTTCGGTACAGATCATTATTGAGTGGCGCGTCAATGGCCTCACCATCACCGATATATGGGGCGATGTTGTAATTGGTGTAGCTATCGTTCCCGGCATATCCAAAGACATCGAACTCGGCGTCTCGCAGTATTGGGCGAGCAACCCCGACGATGCGGCCAATGATGTCAAGCATGTCTCCCGACACAGAGTCGACGTCGTAGCTCCCATAGATTTCATCAAGTGGTCGCTCGACGTGATCGTTCGAAACTTCTGGTGCAATGGTCAGCCATCTGACCATTCTGTTCTTGCCGCGATACTCATTAATTATTCGAGATTTTGCTCGTTCGACGTGGTCCATGATCATGGAATCACCGTGACTTGAATGTTGTCAGGGTCAAAAGTGGCTATCTGGGCAATCGTCGGCTGTATCGGCGTTAAGCCTTGAGCTACCGCGCTAATCCCAATCGTCAAGGAAGTGATGTAGCTGTCACCATACTGACCGAGCACCTTGTTGACTGGCGTGTATATCCGGCCCGGTGGGACCTTCTCGCCGATGTCATACCCGCCCCTATTAAAGCCAGTGCTGGTCTCGCCACTGAATAGGCTTCGGGTCGAATCGGCGATAACCGCTTTTTTTATGAGATATTCAATGTTTGAAGGCAGATCGCCCTCGCGCTGGATTGTGATGGCAACGAATATCGGAAGCCCTGTCGCCCGCTGAAAGGTCATGACGGCCTTGTTCCCGGTGGCGGGAGAGATCACATCGACCTTGACGCCATTCGCGCCCGGCGTATCAATCCAGGTATCTGTCTTCGAGCTGTAGCGCGGTAGCATCGGAGTTCCGGGATTATGCTTTTGATACATGGCCAGACCGATGTCAGCGTCAGACCCACCATTCACAATCACTGCAATCCCGGTGTAAGGGACGCCGTCAACGTCGACGGGAGAGTCGCTACTATTCTCCAGGACCTTGACGTCGGTAACGCCTGGGACGCTGGCGATGTTGGCTTCCATATTGTCGCGCATGTTGCTACCGGCGCGGGACACACCGTTATTTCTGCGGATGCGGAAGTCCTCGTCGCTTTCCGCTGGAACGCCCGCGGCAGCCTCCCCATTGGTAACGGATGACCATCCGGCTATCGGGGTGCCGATAACCGTCAGCTCGCCTGGAGATGCCAGAACTCGGCCGGGAGTTGTGCACGTTGCGAATCCGGTAGCTGTCTGACCTACGCCTATGACTATAGCGGCCGTTGTTAGCCAAGCGGTGTTATCAACCCTGCTTCTGACCTGCGACTGGGCAGGAATATGGGTTCCTGTCTGCCCTGTCACGGTGATGGGCGCGACTGAATAGGTCGCCTCTCTGATCGGAATTCCTGAGATTTTCCCGATATCGCGCAGGGCTTCACCGGTGGCGCTATCCGGATCCTTGCTGCGATAGGCTGCGACTACCGCCTCGTCAAGGTTGGCGAACATTTCGGCTTCGATGCCGATCCGCTGACCATCTGGGCTGTCCGGGTCAATGTTCCATTCAGGATCGATCGCTAGGGTTTTCTCTTTGATATCGCCGAGATACTCATTCAGCGAGCGCCCGGTGATTCCTTGGTCCGTGATTTGAGCCATTAGACGATCGCCTGAACATAATTGATTTCTGCGCTATCGCCTGATGTGCTGACGATTGACGCGGTGACGGTTAGTTGTCGGGTATTGATGTCTGTAGTGAGGCTGAACGAAGTCATGCCGGCGCACCCAGGGGTTAGCAGGATTCGACGACGAATCACCGACTCACGAGACGCCAGGACCGACCCTTTACCCAATACGCTCCCGAACCAGTCCGTTCCGTCCGTTGTGTCGAGGAACCACTCGCCGAGGAAGAACTTGAGACGGGTAACTACGTTCTGCGCGACTTCCTCGGCGGTGTACCCTGTCAAGAACTCCTGAGGACCCAGGGCCAAGTCGCCGTCGGCGTCCAGTTTTCGTACCGTCATGGGGTTGGCACTCCGCTTACTCCGTTGCCAGGTTGAACCTGCGACGTTTTATGCAGCTTCAAGCTGATTAATCCCGCCTTCACGTCATTCTCCGTATGGACTAGGCCCGCAGGAGTGATCGTCACACCGTTGATGTTTACGACCCCGTCAGTGCCAATGGTGATGCTTCCAGCCCCATTGCTGAGCCCGATGGAGGCATCATCTTTCAGCCATACATACCGAGATCCGTCATTGCTTCGTAAGCGGATTCCGTCATTTGCGAAACTCGTGATCGCACCAGGGATAGATCGGATGCCAGGGATAAAGTAGGCATCGTTGATCGAGAACCGACGAGGCTCCGACTTAGCGGCCACGCCCCCCTGATCCACCCAGGAGTCAATGCATTCCTGGGAGAAGAACAGGACGCCCTCGGTGTTGCTGGCAACTCGGCACTCGAGCGTGCCGCCTGCGGCTCCCCAGAACTGAACCGGGACATGGATGATTGGGCGGCGTGGCTGCTGCGAGCCAAGGCGGTCTTCCAGCATCAGGCCGATCTGAACCTCTGCCATCTGCGTGGCCGGGTCGAAACTCAGGACATGACCTGGAACGCTGGTGCGCATGTTGTCTTTCAGGTACTCGCCGAATATCCCGCGCAGCATCTTGGAGTATTCAGCCTGTGTTCTTGAGGAGAGCGGATCACTCATCGCGTTGCCCTTTCTGAAATTCCGGCCTGGGCCGCCGCACTGAGGCGTAGGCAGCTGATCTGGCTTTCCCACTGGTCGCCGTGGGAATCGCCAGCGAACACCAGTGAGTTGACCTTGTAGTAACCCTCGCCAATAGTGCGAGGCACGTCGTAGAAGAAAGCCCCGGAGAATTCGAAGCGCGGCGCCATAGATTCAAGCTTGATGGTGTCGCCGAGCTTGATCTTGGGGTTGAGCGTGTAGCGGATTCCTACCTCGGTGTCGCTAACCACTGGCGAGCCGATCATCCCAGTACCGGCGCTGATAACGTAAACCTGGTTGTCCAGCGCGAAGTCTCGCTTGATGATCTTGATCGCACCGTTCTCAACCATCCAGTCGAAGGCGAACGTCTCGCCCAGTTCGTTCATGCAGGCGGTTGGGCTTCCCTGTAGGACGGTGCCGCGCGAGCGGCGCTTGAGTTCAGAGAAGTCTCCGTAGAACTGGATTTCGGCACCAAACGGCTCAGCGCAGGCCTCGATGATCTGGACGGGATCAGTTTCCGGTGAAAGCGTCAGGTTGATCAGGTTCTGATCGCGCTCTTTGGCTGAGGACTTGCAGAAGAAGCGAATCCCCCGGGTAGCGCCGCCATCCTCAAGGTGAAGCTGGACGTTCGTGATCTGGCCCGTAAAGATCGACCCAAAGAGGCCGTCATAGCCCGCCTCAAGGGTAATGAACTCATATTTACCTGCCGACCCATCTCCAAGCATCTGACGAGATGAGTACCGCGACACGTTGTAAATGGTGATCTCGGCGACACTGAAGGCCCCGCCGGCGAAGTGAGTGACCTGAAACGTGATTCGAAGCCCGTCCTGCGCGGGGTTGGTTTCGCTTGGCCTCATTTCGTAGACCCTGGAGCCGGTGCTACGCCCGACCTTTAGCCGGTAGTTTCTCAGGAAGATTTCGTCATTCATCGGACCACACCAAAACGTTGTCGATGCCTAGGTTTTCCGGTGTTGCTAACTCGCCCTCCAGGACCAGAGACCCGTAAGCGACGGTCGGCGGAGGATAAAGTCCGGCCAGAAGGTTCACGTTGGGCAGAAGGAGCCGGCCCATGGCAAGAGGTACACCCAGGGCGGTCAGGATGTTCACGCGGAACACCTCGAGCCTTGCCATCCATTGCAGCTCGATCGTCACGGTGTTTTTTCCGAGCCGCGCAGTGAATGTCTGGGCCGGCAGTGCCTGTACGGCTACGCTGTAACGGCTCATGGCATTACCTCTACTGCTGCGTCACCGGTGGAGACCATCGGCGCGCCCTGGGTGGATACGGTGTCGTTCTGCATGAGTTGGTCAGCCGACGTGACGCCGCGGCCTACCGAAGAGCGTACGATTCGAACCTGTTGAAGCTCGGCGATAAATACCAGGCCATCCTCGTTTTCAGGCCGTGTGCGCTCATCCAGACGGACCAGCAGCATGTCGCGCATGATCTCCTTGCCGGTGTCCAAGTCGAACCTGGCGCGGGATTCCAGGAGTGCCGTCAGTGACGCCCAGGCCGTGGAGGCCCTAGTGTCGTCGCCGCCGGACAGCAGGTACGCGGAAACGGCACTGATCGCTGCTCCTCCAACCCCGCCGACAACCGTTGCGAGAGCGCCGGCGCCCATCATCCCGATGTCATCCAGGCCGAGACCCAGTGGGCTATTGGACACGGCACCAGTCAGCAGGTAGCGATTCGGCAGCAGAATGGCGTGATCATTGGTGTTGGCGCCGAACTCGACCGGGTATTGCGTCAGGCTGATTGCCTTGCTGGCGATGCCTTCGAGCTTCGCGTCGAACTCCAGCGGCCCGATCTTCGGCAGCGTCTTGGTGAAGATGCTCATCAGGCTCATAGTTCAGGGCTCTTGAAATCCTGCATGGTCTGCTCGGTCATCTGGCCCATTTGCTCGTTGAGCACTTGCTTGACCTTTTCAGTGTCCGCGCCGTTGATGTGATACACGCGGTTATCGGTGTAGCCGGCAGCCGCTGCGCCACGTCTTGCTGATTCGCCGGCGGCGTCTGCAGGTCGCTCATACTCGCGAGAGACGATCGATGCGGCATCGTATGAGCTGGTAGCGGTACGTAGCTTGCTCCCAGCGGATTTTTCGTTTCCGCGGGTAAGCTCGTGATTGATGAATTCAAGTTGCTCGGCGCCGGTTGAGTTGCGGATGTCCTTGCCATATTGCTTGGCAAACTCTGCCTGGCGATCTGGGTGCCACTGGGCCAGGCCGTATGCCTGACCACCGTCGCCGGTGGCGTTTGCCTTGAATCCACTCTCCGCTTCGAGGTTGGCGGCAATCCCTTCGGCCTGCTCCTTGGTCCAACCCTTCGACGTGAAGTAGTCAACGACAGCGCCAATAGCCTCGCCCCCGCCTTTCTTCAGGCGGTTGTTTAGCAGGTCGGTGTCCTCGCCGACGTTGAGGCTGCTGGAGTACAGAAGAGCTGCAGCACCGCCGCCGGCCACGCCGAGCATGGAGGCCCCAGCGCCGGCCGCCGCAGCTCCGCCAGCAGCACCAGCACTCGCTGCTCCCAAGCCAACCACGGCACGCAGGGCGGCCAGGCCTTTCAGTGCGCCCGCGCCACCCATGAGGATCAATGCGGCCGACACCAGCTCAATGTTGTCCGCCAGCCCCCCGAAAAACTCTTTCAGCCCTGAGTCGATCAGGTCCTTGTTGTCGCGGTAGAAGGCGACGAAGTCTTCGGCCATTTCCGCGAACGCCGGGGTCAGTTCGCCGGCAATGGTGTTGCCAATATCGGTGAACACCTGGTCAAGCTCGCTGGTGGCGTGCGTCAGCCGGGCAGCGTCCTCGATCTGCTTCTGGGTCATCAGGGCAAGCTTGCCGCGCGAGTCCAGTTGCTTCTCTACTTCGTCGCGGCCGCGCATCAGCAGTCGGACAGTCGAGTCGTCAAGACCCAGGGCCTGGCCCGCCAATCGCTGATTGAGGGAGCTCATGTGCTCGAACTCGCCCGCGATACCAGCCAGAGCCTCGGCGGTGCTCTGCGCGCCGATGATCACATCCGGATTCAGGCCAAGCTTAGCGACGTCGCCGAACCACCCTGTGTCACCGGTGATAGGGGATGCCATCAGGTCCTGGATCTTCTTCATCGCGGCGAAGGCGTCGGAGGCGTTTCCGCCTTGAGCCTTCAGCGCCTGGCCGAGCATCTGCACATTCTGTGTGCTCAAGCCGGTCAGCTTGTTGAAGTTGTTCAGTTCGGTGCCAGCGCTTTTGAAGTCCCCCACCACCTTGTCGATGGCAAGCTTGCTTGCGAATACGGCGCCGAGCTGTAAAGCCGATTTGGTAAGCCCACCGAAAGCTGCATCAGCCTTCTGAAAAGACTTTTCGTCAACCTTCATGCCCAGGGCGATAAGAAACGATTCGAGCACCTTCACGGGCCGGCTCCTTGAAAAACAAAAAGCCCCGCATGGGCAGGGCTATTTCTGATTGTTTGCGGTAGCCAGGTGGCGCGCGTAGATCATTTCGTCCATGACCAGATTCGCCCGCTTGACCCAGCCGAGCGAATAGGTGCCGTCCGTGAGGTCCCGGTAGGTGCAGAGCGGCGGGCACAGTCCCGGAATTCCTACGCAGGGACGCCAGAGCTCCCAGTCGACGGCGGGGTTGATTCGTTCTCCTGACTCGAATCCTGCGCCTCGGCTGAAGCGGTAGATTTCTGGAAGAGGGTCAGGAGTCCGGTAAAATCCTCGAACGTGCTCCCGAGCGCCAGCACCACGATAGTGAAGTAGCTCTTCAGGCGCCCCGAGAAGTCTTCCAGGGTCAAGGGAGTGGACGACCCTTCCTTGAACAGCTTGCCCAATAGCGACTCGCAGATGAAGTTGAAATCATCCTCGGGCATCCGAGCCAGCATGCTGCCAACGATCCCGCCGGCGACCCCCACCGAGGAATTGGCACCGATCTCGGCCAGGGCCAGGCCGCGAATCATCGGCTCCACGCCGTACTTGCCCAGGCGGAACAGAATCGCGCGCTGCTTCTCCGCGCTGGGCATGGCGAAGCGGTAGGTCACGCCGTCATGCTCGACAGTGCGGATATGAGACTCAGCCTGATTCATACGATCACGCCTTTGTTGAATTCCATGACGAACGTCGCGTCATTCATGCCGGGGCCGCCACGCGCCATGGATTTGCCGCGAGTGACCACGCCCTCGGAGAACACGCCGCCTTCTAAGCCAGCAATCGAAGCATAGGAGCCGGAGACTTCGGCTTTGGCCGTGATCTGCGCCTGCAATGCCAGGGCCTGCGGACTGCCCGGCATCAGGTTCACGGTCAGGCGCAGGCCGGGGTTCTTGCGATGGAAGCGGACAGCGTTGCCTCCCAAGCCCCGGCTCAGGTTCGCCTGGTCATCGATGGGTTCGACGGTGAAAGGCGGGTCAGTGCGACCCCAGTCGTCCAGCACGCCAACGCCGGTGATCACCACAATGGTGTTTTCTACAGAAAGATCTGAAAGTGCCATGCTCTACCGCCCCTTATTCAACTTGAACCGTCACGTCGACGGCATGGATAGCGCCGGCACGGAACAGACGCATAATGATCGGCGCGGCCTGGCGATCGGCTCGCTCTGCATCGGTGATGTTGCGGATATCCTCAGCCTTGGTAAGAACCTCGTAACCGCGGCTCAGGACCTGCTCACCGGTTTCGTCACTCGGATAGAAACGCTCGCCCAAGTAGCCATTGTCGATGAAGCGCTCGCCAATCTGCGAGGCCGCATCGATCAGCACCTGCTGGCCAGCAGAAGTCTGGCGCAGCTTGGTCGGCACCTTGGTCAGCGCGTTGTACAGGTTGATGGTCAAGTAGTTGACGAAGGCGTCCAGGTTGAACACATCGTCGATGAATTCGCCGAAGGTCGACGTGGACTTCGAGTTGATGACTCGGCCCATGTCTTTCTCGCCGCCGGTCTCCACCACGGTGTAGAAAACCGCGCCTTTCTGCCTCATCGCGGAGTAGGCCGTCTGGGTCAGGTCCTCGGCGTCAATGCCTGGCAGCTTCTTGAATTCGCCAGTGATGGTCGAGTTCGCCGCGTTGAAGTTGACCCTACTGAACACCGCAGCAAGTTCGAAGCCCGCGTACAGCTCAGTGGCATGGCTGACGATGAACATCCGGCGAGAACCCTGGACAAATGCCTTGCTCACGATATCCGTGGATACCGCCGGGTCGCGCACGGCGGCCTGGTTGGTGGTGAAGGCCAGGAACTTGCCGGCAGCATCGGCTGCCTCGACAAGCGCAAGGACGTCAGCATCAACAGCCCGGATCGATGTTTCGAACTCGAACCAGTAGAACCAGATGCGCTTGTTGATGGCGTCGTTGAACGACTGGACGGCGGTGTGCAGCTCTTCCCGAAGGTAGATGCGCAGAGACTTTGGCTTCGGCAGAGCTGAAAACCATGCCAGGGCCGCCTTGTATGGGTCTGATGCAATGTCGAAGTCCACGGCCACCGCAGCGGCTGAGCCATAATCGCGATAGGTGCCTTCGACAAAGCCAGAATCGCTGGACGAATCGAAATCAGCGAAGACCATGCCGGCGCCGAAATTGGCAGTGCCAAGGCCAGCCGAACTGATCAGCGTGTCGATGTTGATGATGCTTTCAGCCGGATAAGCCATTTACTTCCCCTTGCGCAACGGCGCCAGATTGTTCGGTTTCCACGGAGAAACCCGCGCGATAGATCCGCTGGATGCGGTCCTCGGCAATGGATTCGCCATACAGGTACAGGGTGAGCTGGGCTCGCTCTTCCATAGCAGCCTGATACAGGCCAGTCAGGTTGTTGATTGGCGATACGCGGGACCATCCCAGCTTCGCGGTGCGAAGGATCGTTTTCACCGGCTCGCGTTTGTTGGCCTCGCACAGGGCGGCGGCATACATCACGGCGCCGGACCGGTAGAAGTTGATGCTAAAGCCCAGCGTGAACTGGGTAGCCACTTTGGCGATGATGTCCTCGTACTGAGGGTCATCCTGGGCCGGCACGTTGGTTTGCGAGTTGAGCGCCTGGCCGAATTGCTCAGGGTTTTGCAGTCGTACGGCGCAGTAGCTGCCAGAAGGGGCCGCGGTGTTGTTGTCCGCAAGGATCACCTTGTCGGCCGGCAGGCCAGTAACAGCCACGACAATCCGGCAAACCGCCTTGGATAGCGCTTTGGAGTCAAGCATCGGTGTGCGTCTCCAGGCTGGCTATCTCGGCAGGGTCAAGCTTGGCCACCACGGCCCGGCAGAAGTTGTGCCAGGGGCGGTAGTCTCGGTTTACAGCCTTCCACCAGGACGCAGCCTTATCTGGCGTCTCAGCAAAGACCAGGATGTCGGAAAGCTTGCCTTCAGTAGATAGCTCAATTCCCTTGCCGTCGTTGCGGTGGACTACCCGAAAGTCGTCAATTCGCTCGGCGCCGATCTGCAGGAATTCGATTTCCTTGTCGCCGACCGGCTGCACATTCGCGTCAAAGGAATCTGTGTAGGTGATGGCCAGGACCGGTTCAAAGTCCACGATCGCGCTGGAATACCGGTTGAGCACCACGCCCTTGTGGGTGATGAATGGCCCGCTGACGTGGCCGCGCATATTGAGGCCCATCACAAACCCTCTTCGAGTGGTTCCGTGCTTTCGTCGATGACGTAGCGTATGGATTGGCGAAGAGCCCCCGTATCGATCAGCGGGCTGCTTGAGCCCTTTCTGTCGATGGTGGACTGCGCGTTTGGTGGCGTATCTAAGTCGGTAATTTCTTGCTTTACATGCCCTTCGGCCAAGCTACCCATCTGTTCAAGCAGGGTCGTCATGGCCATAGAGCCTGAAAGCACCTTTGGAATCATTATCTCGGCGAGGCGCTGGTACTGCGGCGCGCCTTTCGTTATAGCCGGTTCAAGGAATGGTCGAGCCGGGATATGACCGTCAGCCGAGCCGAAGTTGTTCACTGCGGCGATGGTGGCTATGGTCAGACCGTCTTCGTACGAGCCGGCGCCTTCTGGCACCCCGACCAACACACGGGTCTGACCTTCAAGCCGCTTGGCCAGCTGCTTCAGTGCTTGTTCAACCTGCTGCGTCCCGACCATGCTTATGGTTGGCTCGATCATACGCAGATCGCTCCCATAGCAGCCCGAGAGCGCAGGTGCAGGTACTCAAGGCCGTATGGCGTCAGGGCCAGGGATGCTTCCCACACCGTCAGACTGGCATTCGCCGCCGGGATGGCGTAGGACACCGACTCATCACGGACCGACTTGCTTGCCTGTGCGTACGGCGTCGAGGCGCTGCCATCAGCACCGGTGGCATCAGATGTAGCCTTGTTCCAGGTCAGGTAGTGCGCCGCCAGGGCGAACCAGCCTCGCTGGAAGAATGAATAGGGCTTGTAGTCGCCCCAGTGCGCGCAGCCGCCAAACTCGCCGCGTGCGATGTACAGCGCTTTGGTGATCTTGGTATCAGACCAAATAGCACTGTCAGAAAATTCTTCGTAGAACGCTCGGAAGTCCGCAATGATCGCCGGCGTCACTTCAATGGTCAGTTCAGCCACGGGTCAGACTCCAGAATGCAAAAGCCCCTCGGGTTAGGAGGGGCTGTCGGTATTACTTGGCTTTCGCCTTGAACTCGATCTTCAGCCAGCCAGCCTTGACGAACAGGTCGTCTTTCAGCTTGTCGGCTTCCTTGTCGTCGAAGTCAGTGATGACCTCGCCGGGCTGGATCGTGCGATTCGGTAGAACTATCGGGTTGGGGCTGGTGTTCGTGAGCGTTGCCATGTATAGTCCGTCCACATAAAGGTGATCTTCCATTTCAAAGGAGCGACAATGAAAGAGATAATTTCCCGAAAAGAAGCCAAGGCTACTGGCCTCAAGTACTACTTCAGCGGAAAAGAGTGCCCAAACGGTCATGTTTCTGACCGGCGCGTAAGCAGCTATGCCTGCGTTACTTGCGCATCAGAATGGGCAGCCAATGAAAGAGCGAACAATCCTGAGTACCTAGAAAAGCAAAGGAAGATATGCAGAGAAAACAATCTTCGTCGCTATCACGCCGACCCTGAATTCAGAAAGAAAACAAATGAAGCCTCGTCCGCCAACTGGAAAAAGCGATTCGCGACCACGGAGGGAAGGAAAAAAATGTATGCATGGTCTAAGGACTGGAAAAGCAAAAACCCAGAAAAGGTAAAGGCCATGCAGGATCTTTACCGGAAGAACAACCCTGAGAAAATGGCTTTATCCTATGCAATACGAGCCAGCATAAAGCGACTAAAGAAGATCAAGAACGATGACTTCAAGATTGCCGCTCTCGGATATTCCAGAGAAGAATTCAAGTCACATATGGAGTCCCTATTTAAGGACGGCATGTCATGGGATAACTACGGCGAATGGGAAATAGATCACGTTCGCCCCGTATCCTCTTTTGTGCGAGAAGGAAACCTTGAGACCCTAGATATACACGCACTCCCTAACTTGCAACCACTCTGGAAAGAAGAAAACATGGCAAAAGGGTCTAAAGAAAGCCCGCAATAAGCGGGCTTAAATCCGCTCAGTCGTTTATACGTTATCTACATATAAATGACTTTGCGGGATTCTGAGCTCAGTACCAGCAGTGCGCACCACACCAGCGGCTTCGAAGCGCAGGCCGCCGTGAGACGGGATCGGCGCGTTCAGCGTGTAAGGCATTGGCAGGTGGAACTTGGCGAACTGGGCGTTTTTGGTGTAGACCATCATGCGATTACCGCCACCAGCGCCGGCGGTGGACGCCTGCAGGATTGGCTCAATCTTGATGTTCAGCACGCGCTCGAGGTAGCTGACCAGCGTTTCCGAGGTGTTCGGGATTCGGAAGGTGGTCAACAGGCCGTATTCAACCAGCGGCAGCAGGATGTGAGTCGGGCGGAAAATCGAGTTGGTCTGAGTAGCGTAAACACGCAGGATCGCGTTGTTCAGCAGGGTCAGGATCTCGTTTGCAGCGGTCTCGCCACCAGCGGCCAGGATCTGGGCGATGGTCTTGTTCGCGCCGCCCAGCAGGGTGCCAGTAGCAACGACTGGTACGCCTGGATACTTCAGCAGGCCGCCAGTGGTCAGCGAAGGCCAGCGAGCATCACCGACGAACGCCACACGGTCCAGCCACTGCTCGGTCAGGGTGCGGGTTGCGATTGGCTTCTCGGCCAACAGGTTGATCGCACCACCGAAGCCGACAGAGTTGGCGATTTGCATGGCCTTGCCGACTTCGATTTGGGTGTAGGTGTAGCCCAGGCCGGCCTGAACCACGTCAACACCGCCGACCTTGGCAGCAATTTCAGCCAGCGGGAAGTCATGGGAAACGTCACCGATTGGTGCCGGCTCACCCTTGTAGTCGAGTACCTTGAAGGCGATCGACTCGGTGTAGTCCGGCGCCGAGGTGTCCACGGTCAGGATCGACGGGTATTTGATTTCTGGGTACGGCTGGCGCAGGACTTCCTGTTCAACGTAGGTCAGTTGACCCAACAGGAAGCCCAGTTGCGCCTGGGGGGAAGCGTCGAAAGTCTTCATTCGATCTGATCCTTAAGCGGCGATGGTGGTGGTGACGTCGGACTTGACCTGTACCAGCGCCAACTCACCTGCCGCCGCGGTGGTCTTGAAAACGCAACCCGGCAGCAGGTGATTGCCTGCGGTGGAAGCGTTGGTCAGCTCGCCAGTCAACGGCACGGCGTAGACCTGGGCGCCCTTGGTGGCGCCAGCCAGGGTCTTGACCCAGATACGGCCAGTGCTGAGCAGGCTGACTTCTTCGTTCAGGCGGTAGCCGCCAACTGCGTTACCGCTGTCGGAGACTTGGCCGGTCATGTAGCTGCCGCTCACGCCCACAGGCTTACGCACGGAGATGCCCAGGAAGAAGCCAGCACCAGCGGCTGGCAGTGCGCCTTGCTTGTCGACAGTGGCGGAAACCACGGCGCGTGCAAATGGAATGGCGACCGATGCGACGGCGGTGGTTACATCCGCCATGCTCAGGTCATTGATCTGGCCTTCGTAGGCCTTGCCGGCGTACTGGCCGAAGGTATCAATTGCAGTAGCCATTACTTGCCACCTCGCAGGAACGTGTTGTAGGCGTCAGTGCCATCAGTGGTCGGCTTCAGGCCGCGAGCAGCTGCGTCCTTGGCAAACTGCTTGAGGCTGTCGTTGACTTTCGACTTGTCGTCATCGTCATCTTCGTCCTCGGTTTTCTTCTCTTCGGCCTCTTCAGCGGCGGAGTCGAATACGTGAGTGACATAAGCGTCAGACTTGCTGGCCCAGTCACGAGTCGGCTTAAGCTTCGCCATCGCTGCGCGCTTGATTTCGATTGGGGAAACCAGGCCCTTGGCGTCAAAGCTCTTCACGAGCTTGGCTGCCACGGCAATGGTGTCGAGAGTTGCTTTCACGCGCAGGCCGATAGCGGCGTCGGAAGTTTCCTTCTTGGCCTCTTCAAGCTTCTCTTCGGCTTCGTCCTTGGTGGCTTCAGCTTTGTCTGCGCGCTCCGCTTCTTCGTCCGCGAACTTTTGCAAGGCTGCCACGGCGTCTTCGACTACCGTTGCTGCCTCTTCGTCCAGGATGATCGAGCGGCTTTTCTTGGAGTCCAGAAAGACTTTCCGGGTCGCCATATGGGTAATACCTTTCGGTTTGTGGTCAAAAATGCGGGCGACCTTTCCGGCCCGCGCTGCTGCTACAACGGCGTTGTGATTGATTTGAATGTCACGCTGCTCGTATTCGTAGGCGGTGCCGTCAGGGGAAACGCCAGGGGCTTCCACGTATTCAGCGAGGTAGCCGGGGGATAGTTCGGCCTTGCCGGACTGGATGTCGTCGATGGCCGACTGATCCTTGATGATCATGTCTACGATAAGGTTGTCACCGTCGCGCTCAACACCGCGCACATGGCCGACTGAGACATCCTTGAACGTGGTCGAGTCGACCAGGTCGTCCGGGTGGTCGTTGGTCACATCCTTGTCGAGGTAGGTCGCCATTGATTCGGGCGAGAACACTTCCTCTGGCGAGCGGTAGACGTTGACGATCCGCTCGGGGCCGTCCAGATCCAGTTCGCTCGATAGGTACTGATAAACCCCTGTACGGGCCGCAATGCCCTTAACGCAGAGGAATCCTTCGGGTGTGAGTGTTCGCGACGTAGGCTTAAATGCCTCATCGATGGTCATTCTTTGCATTGGGTTACCCGTCTTTGGGGAAGTAGTTCACGCCCGGGATCATCGCGATGGCGATGCAGCGGCAGAGGGGGTGGTGCTTGCCCGGCTTCAATCCGGTCTTGCCACCCCATGAAGCGCCTACGCCAACCTTGTAGACGCCAGGGCCGTAGCCGATGTCTTGGCGAGCAATGCCGTAGCAGCTGATCTTGGCGTTGGGGTATTTCCCACCTGGCGCACCGGAGACACGCTGATCGCCGGCATCCTCAGACTTGTAGAACTCGATACCGGCGGCGGCTTGGCGCTTCTCGGTCAGGTCAGCGTTCAGCTGTGACACCTGATCCCGCGCAATAAGCTTGGCCCGCCTGGCGCTGACACCGGTCTGCTCCTGTATCTGCTTGGCGATGGCGGTAGGTGCGAGACCATCCTTCATGCCGCCCAGTACGATCGTCTCGACGTTTTTGAAGTACTCGTCAGGTATCGACTTAATCAGGTTGACGTTTTCAGCCGTGGAGGCTTCCAGATAGTCCTGCATGCCCTTGGGCCGGGTGATCAATTGGAAGTCGACACCGACTGCCTGATTTACCGACTTTCGGAAGTCCTCGGCGTTATCGGCCTCGGCTCGGCTGACAGTGCTGGCCGCCACCCGCTGGATCTGGGATTCGAACAGGGATGAGCTGAACCGGCGAGATACCCCGCGTATTGCTGCGAGAATGTCATCAGTCCAGCCATCCATGGTAGGCATAGCGTCGGCGGTGTAGTCGCGCTTCAAGCGTTTCAGCTCAGGCTCAAGCGCCTTGACCAGCTCCCCAGCCATCATCCTAACCATGCCTCGAAGCTGGCCGCTGTAGTAGCGCTCAGCCTCTTGGCTTGGCAAAACAGGCTTAGGGGCGCGGGGTTTCTTTTTCCGCTGCTCCAGCATCGCCAGGTTTGTCGCCTTCAGCTTCTCCAAGGTTGAAACCTGGGAGGTCTTTGCCGTCGTCGCCGATTCCATTGTCCTGATCCTTCTCGATCTGTTCTTGGGCGGCGATCTGTTCGTCGGTTATGGCGTAGGTGCCTTTCGCCTGAATGCGGCGCATGGCATGGCTTGGGCGAATCACGCGCGACTCGATGGCAAGCGCATCGGCCTGGGCGTCCGCCAGATCTTCCTGGGCCTGTTCAGTCCCTGTAGGCAGGGATAGAGGCTTCCATTCGAATTCAAGATCTTCTGGATAGTCGCCCAGGGCGGAGCGGATAAGCACCTGGTCAAGAGCCTCAAGGTCGAGACGCATCTGGCCGTCCTGCTTGCCCTTGATGGTGCCTTCGTAGGTCTTGCGATCGCCCTCACCAGTGGCGCTAAGGCCAGAGGCTGATTGCCCCCATAGCTCGGTGACGGGCATCTCAGCGGCGCCGGCAGTCCACACCATGAATTGCTCCATGATCTGGCTGAGCCCCGAGAACGAGATGCTGTTGCGCTCGTAGGTCTCGTTGTCAGCATCCAGAAGCCCCAGGTTCACCAGGGACTTCATCATTCCGAAGAGACGGTAGCGCTCAGTGATCTTGTCGCACTGAGCGCTGGCGAGAGCGCTTTGCAGCCCCTTCACGCTGACCGTGTCGACGTTGGCCTCCAGCACCAAGGACGCAATCCCGCCCTTGGTAGCCACCACATCGCGTAGGTCAGACATGCACCGACGTAGGCGACTGTCACCCCAGCCCTGCTCAAACATACGCATGCGGCGCGGCAGGCGTGCCCCAGTGCGGCGAATGATGTGACTGTAGTGAATCTTCTGCTCGCCATTCACCATCATGTAGTACTCGGGGAGCATCCAGTTTGGTTTGAGCGGGTCGGTCAGGTTGAATTCAGTAGGTTGAATGTCCCAGCGGTCGAGGACGACCAGGTTCTTCAATCCACCCTTTTTGATCTTGTCCAGGTCCAGCGGGGAGCTTAGGTCCTGGCCGGTGACCATCAGCATTGCTGCGCCACCGTACAGGTCAGCCCAGCAGCACGTATCAAGGTATGCCTGCTGCACTCCCAGGCGGCGCTCTTCGTTCGCGATGTACTTGGCTTGCTTGCCATTGAACGTGCGCCACTCTCGCAGGGCGTCCTCGTTCGGCTTGTCAACGATACGGCGGGCAATCCAGTTCGACTGATAAGCCGCCTCAAGCTCAATCTGGTTGACGAACTCAAAGCCGAATACGTTGTGGGTACGCTTGTCTCGATTGGTGCCGATATTGGCCACCATGTTCGACAAACTATCAGTTGACACGACCTTGCCGGCCTGAATCTGAATTCGCGGTTTTGATGTGGTCATAAATTGATCTATCTCGCGCCACGATTTGGCGCATGCGAAAACGTGGCGCGGATTACTTGCTCTGGCTTCGGAGGATCTGGGCGTCAACCTGATCAGCGCAGGTGTCCAGCAGCCGGACGGCCTTGTCTTTCAGCTCCCACACGTCACCATTGAGGCGAAGGTCTTCGTCGCTGTCGTCGATGCGCTCGCACGGGATCAGCTCAGGGGCTTCAATTCTTACGGCCTGGGTCTTTGTTACCACCACCGGCTTTGCCGCGCAGGCCGTCAGGAAGAGGCTGAGCAGCCCAGTCACGAACAGGCTTGCTGTTGCGCTTGAGGTTTTCAAAGTTCTTCTCCGCCTTCTTGGCTTTGTCCTGGCTGGCCTTGAGGCGCTTTGCCAGGTCTGCCTGGTATTCAGCATTGCGCTTTGCTTCAGCGCGCAGCGTAGTGATGGTCGCCTGGCTTTCGAGGTTGGCGTCGACCGCCTTCTTCTTCTCGCCGGCTTCGAAGGCCACCTCCCCGCGTAGGGCGACGACACGGGATTGCTGAATGCCAACGAGCAGCAGGCCGACCAGGGCGATGATGATTGCAGCTGCGAAGGCCTTCATACTGAATCCGCCTTGCGGCCCAGGAAGCGGGTCACCAGTTCGCGGATGGCGGTCACGCCGAGGAACCCAATAGTCCCTCCAGCAGCAACCGATAGGCTGGGCGGCCAGGTCATCCACTCGATCACGCTGGACGCAACAAGGCTCAGCGATCCGCAGATCAGCGATTCGAACAAGATCCGACGCTTACTGGTCTCCTTCGCGTCGTACATGACTCGAAGCAACGATACTGTGATGGCCATGATTGCGCCCTGCCAGAGCGGATTGCTCAACGCCAGCCAGATCTTGGCCCATGTGTCTGGCTTATCAGGCATGGTAGGCATCCGGGTTGCCTCCCCTCGGGGAGATTGATAAATCCGGCTCCAGCAGCACTCCCTGCTCAGTGCGAACAGTGTGGCGGGGCCGAAAACTGAAAGGCCCCGATCAATGTCGAGGCCCTGAATAGGTACGCGTGTCTTCCCACGCTGCCAGCCAAAGATAATCCCAGCGTCGACGCCCCAATGCATCGATCGCGCTGATCCTGTCTCGCGCCACCCCGCAAGCATGGTAGGGCTAAGGTGCACGGGCTGCCGGTGTTGATCTCGTACGTCGCACTATCCGGCTATCGACGTCCAGGCCGTCCCGAAGGCTGTCCTGGCTACAGGTGAATCAGAAAGCTGGCGAGATGTCGAAGTAGTAGTCCTTCCCTTCTTCGAAATGCTCAGCGCGATCGGCCGCCACGTTCACGGTGTATTCACCGTACGGGGTGTACTTGCCGTAGATCGCATCTTCTTCCGCCGGGTTGGCCGACCAGACGGCACCGAAGTGCAGGCGGGTCAGTGATTCCGTCGAGCCCTGAACAGGCCCTTTGGAGCGGAGAGTCATTTTGCAGCGGGTGATTTTGGTCATCGGTAGATCCTCGTACATCGATTGAGCAGGAGGGTCTTTCCGGTCTTTCGCCTGCATTTGGGCAATAAAAAACCCGGCGCGGTGGCCGGGTTTTCTTGGATCAAGAGTAAGTTGCCGAAGGCAAAACTCTAACAGTGGCGATAAGGTATCACCAGCCGCACGGGAACGCAATAGGCCCTCATGCGGCCTCTCGCATTTCGTAAATTACCGCTGCCACAGGGCTGAGTGCGCGCCGGTCCAGATCCTCGCAGCACTCGAAGATCAGTTGCAGTACCCCACCCCAATCCCGCTCCCAATTGCACGACTCCAGGCGCACTTCGTAGACCTGCCACATCCAGGCCCTGAACTTCTCGGCGTTGGCCAGCGGGTCTTCGTTGGACGATTGCCCGCCCTGGTGCATGTGCTGGTACCGCCGTAGCACGCCCTTTACCACGAACTCCAGCTTATCGCGCTTTGCCGCCGTCATCCGTGGAGACCGGTTTTGCACCAGCAGGAATACGACCTCTTCCGCCGCCTCCCGGATATCGTCGTTTTGCTCGGCGGCGTACATGAAGTCACCGAAGACGCGGATCTGCGGGTGTAGCCTGGCAATTGCCGACTGGATATGCCCCGCCAACGCCCCGTGCACAGCGTGGTTTGCCGTTGGGCCGCGCTCGGTGTTCTGCACCACCACGCCCAGCTGCACAACGTCAGAGGTCTGGCCGGGGGCCGGGTTGTACTTGCAGTCATGCCAAGCCTGGCGCGCTGAGTTGATTTTCATGCTGCCTGCCCCTTCTTGAGTTCTCTGGTCTTTGCCCGGTATTCGGCGGTCATCGCCTTCAGTTGCTCGATGGTGTACTTCTTGGGTTCGTGCGGCCCTTCCAGCCACTCCACCTTGTCCTGGCCTATGCGCACTACCAGGCTGATGCGGTAGTTCACGATGTCGCCGG